GTCCTCTACCGAAACAGCACCAAGTGCATTTTTAAGAGATTCAAAAAGAGCATCAACTGTTCTTGCCTTCGCCTTTCTCAAGTATGCCTTAACCTTCGACCACATCTGTTCTATAGGATTTAGGTCAGGACTGTATGCGGGAAGAAATAGAACGTATGCCCCTACAGATTCAATAGCGGTCTCTATACCTTTAACTTTATGCGAAGATAGATTGTCCATTACGACAATATCACCTTCTTTAAGGGTGGGTACAAGAAACTGCTTGACATAGCAAAGGAATATGTCACCGTTTAGGCTACCCTCAAAAGCAAGCGGGGTTATTGTTCCATCAAGTCGCATAGATGAAACTACACCGGCACGCTCGAATCTTACATCAGGAACATAGTCAATAACCCTATCTCCGCCCTCTGCTCTGCCATATAGCCTGGTCATACCTGTGTTTATGCCGGTTTCATCTATAAAGATGAGTTGTGATGAATTCATTTCGGGTTGCTCGTTTTTCCAACATTCACGAGCTTCTTTTACATCTTCTCGATTTTGACCCGTATCAAAGAGTGTCTTTTTTTAAGGGGTAAATTGAGTTTGTAATTTTTGCTTAATCAAAGAGCGTACCAATACGTATATTACCTATGAAGATACCGTCTTAGAAGTCCCAACCATTAAAACGTTAGGACTTACCCGGACGACATCGGAATTGGAAGTATACGCAAGCGGCGTCCTCTTTGATTATCTCAACAGGACAGCCGGGGCGCAAATAGCACTTGAAGCCGTCACGCTTCCATCTGATTTATTAAACAAGATAGAGGGATCATTTGTTGACGGCGGGCTAACAATCAAAAGCACTAATGACATAGAGCGGGAGTTTGCTTTTGGTTACTGGAGCGAAAACAACGATGGGGGTTTTATATATTATTGGCATCCTGTTTGCAAGTTAATACCCACCGAGGAAAACCGCCAAACAAGAACAGCCGACATACAAGACCCGGCGCGAAACTACAGTATAAGGATTATGCCGTTTAACAACCATTGGCATATTAACTACTCAACAAAAAAAGAAGAAGATGCAGGATACGCGCCGCTTCAAAAGGAAGAATTTTTTATTAATCCAATTTACAGCTTAGAGCAATTGCCAACGCGCAAGCCGCTGGACATAACCGCGCCACCAACATACCCGCAATCAACAAACCCGGATGACGATTAAGAGCAAAGCATCCGACTACGGACATAAAAAGCCGTGGGCGGATGCTTTTATTTTGGGAGGCGTTGACTTATGGACTTTGAATTAAAAAGATTAGATCCTGTTTTAATAGATATTCACGGCAAAGAGTACCCGGCACGTATGCCTAACAAAGCTGTAAAAGAACTATGTGAGCTTTGGAAGGTCAAATACTTTGACCTATTCGACAAATTAGCAAGCGGCGCATTTGAACTTGATGAAGTCTTTGACGTTCTTTATGTGACGCTCAAAAGTGGCGGCGTAAATATTAAGCGGGATATGTTTGATGACATGGATCACGATATAAATTTTGTTGCGGAAGTTACACCGAAAATTGTAGAACTTTTTGACCGTACCCAAAAAGTAGAAAGCGAGACAGAGGACGAGACAGAGGACAAAACCGAAAAAAAGCCGAAGCCGCCGACATAGACTTTAACTGGTTTTATCATATCCATTTTGCAAATACGCGGCTTAATTGGACGTATGAACAGTTTATGGAAAGCACTTTTTATTTTTATTATGGAAATGTCCAACAATGGCTAATAGCCAACGGCGCAAAGCGCAAAAGCAAACCGACAACACAAAAAAAAGAAGAACGCAAAATGTTAACATTAGATCAGTTGCCGGATGGGTACTGGTAAAAGTGGGGTGAATTTATGGCGGCGGCTAAAAAGACAATTATCAACGCAGGGGCAAAGCTAACACTTGACGGCGCAAAAGAGTTTAAGGAAAGCATGGGCGAAATCAACCGTAAACTTAAAGCCAGTCAAGCCGAATTGAACAAAGTTACAGCCGCTTATGGTAAAAATGAGCAAAACGTAGAAACACTCACAGCCCGAAAAACGCACCTCACCAACGCTGTAAAACTTAACCAAAAAGAACAACAGCGGCTAAATGAGGAACTACAAAGAGCCACCGAGGAATACGGCGAAAATTCAAGGGAAGCGCAAGTATTAGCAACCAAAATAGCCAACGTAGAAGCCAAGGGGATAGGGCTTAAACGCCAACTAAGCGAGGTTACAGCAGCTTTAGAGGAACAGGAACGAGCCGTAAGAGGGCAACGCTGGACAGAGCTGGGTCAGAAAATAGAAGCCGCCGGGAAGCAAATGCAAGCGGTGGGTAAGCGTATGCAAGACGTAGGTAAAACTATGTCCCTTGCGGTTACTACTCCTGTTTTGGCTTTAGGTACAGCGGCAATAGCTGTAGCGGCGGACTTTGATAATTCGATGGGTGCAATCCAGGCACGTACAGGAATGACAGCGAACGAGGTACACGCACTAAGTAAAGAATTTAGGGCGATGGCTTTATCAGGCGATTATGGCGCATTTACTGCAAGGGAAATAGCCGCCGCATATGCCGATGTTGCCGTAAGAGGGCAAGACGCAGAACACGCAACGGAACTTATGCGTATGTCAATGGTATTAGCAACTGCTACAGGAAACGGCTTAGGCAACGCCGCTTATTTCTTGGGCAACTACCTTTTGAAAGTTGGAAAAGATACAAGCTACGCAGAGAAATACCTTAACCTGTTTACGAAAGGTATAGCAAATACAGGTATTGGGCTTTCCGACTTGCAAAACTATGTCTTTAGAATGACCCCGGCTTTTGAACAATTTGGAGCATCCGGCGAAACCAATATAGGCATACTCACAAGATTGTATCAAGCAGGGATACGGGGGGCTGATCTGTATTCAGGCATGGGTACGATTATGATGGAACTTGCAACGCGAAGCGGGACAGCGGCGGGCTTTTTGGAATATTTTGGGGTTGCCCTGGAAGATGCAAACGGCAATGCAAGGGACAACAAAGATATTTTATTTGACCTTGCGGCAACTATGAGCGCATACGGCGATCAAACTAAGATGGCGGCAATGGTTGCGGAAGATATGACGCAAACGCAAGCGGTTGCATGGTTTGAGTTTATGAATTTGCATGAAGTCATACGTGATGATGTTATCCCCGGATTTTATGAAGCCACGGATGCGGCGGAGGGTATGGGGCTTGCTTTTGAAATGGCGGGCATACAGCAAGACGGCTTAATAGGTACAGGGCAACAAGTCCGCGCAACAATGGAAGAAATTAAGCTCCAAATAGCCGATCACTTAATGCCTCACGCTTTAAGGCTTGCGGAAGCCTTTAGCGGACTTATACAGCGTTTTGCTTCCCTTGACGAAGGGACACAACGCACTATTATTAAGTTTGCGGGGGTGGCCGCCGCCATTGGACCCGTTTTAACTATTGGCGGAAAACTTGTATCAACCGTAGGCGGCATAACCACAAACTTTGGTATGTTAATATCTGTAATAGGCGGAACAACAAAAGCAAAAGCCGCTTTTACTGCAAAGTTTCCACTATTAACAGCCGCCGCAGTAAAAACGAAAGCGGCTTTGCTCCTGTTAAAAAAAGGATATGCTGGAATAGGTGTAGCTTTAGCGGCAGGGACAAAAGCACTTGCGGCACATATTGCCGCACAAAAAGCGATGGGCGTTACTTCCGGGGTGCTAAAGGGCGCACTTGGAGGCTTAAAAGTAGCATTTTTAGCAGTTAAGAAAGCACTAATAGCAACAGGCATAGGCGCGGTAGTTGTCGCTATAGGCGTTGCAGTTGCGGTATTGTCGGCGGGTATAGCCTATTTAATTGCCAGGAGTAACCGTCTGGGAGAAACATACCAAGAGTTGACGGACGAAACGGAAAGACTCGTAGAGCGTCAAAACCAATTAGCGGAATCATCCGCAAATGCGGCGGCACAATTTCAACAAAATAATAACCAAATAAGAGACAACAGCCGGCACCTAAGAGATCTTGCGGAAAGCATAGAATACTTAACGAATAAGCAAGAACTAAGCGCGGGAGAAATGGCTATGTTAGAGCGGTATATAGCAGAACTTAACGAGAGTGTACCCGGCTTATCGTTGGCTTTTGACGAATATACCGGGGCTTTGAATATGACGGCGGATGCACTTGACACATATTTAAGGTTAGCTGAAAAACAAGCCACCCGTGATGCACAATTGCAAGAATATATGCGACTAAGAGAGGAAGCGACAACCTTAGAGCGTGAACACATGGAGGTTATGACACAGCGGGAAGCATTAGAGGAACAGCTTAACGATGGCACAAACCGCCGCAGGGCAGACCGTCGCGCATTGGAAGCGGCTATACAAGACCTCATAACCGCAGAGGAAGGTTATAAGGAAGCGATGGCGGCTAATGCAGAAATGCAAGATGCTTTAGCGGAAAGTATTGATATTTACTCTCAATCTTTGGCAGACTTGGAACAAACACAGCGAGAAGCGGCGGCTTCCGCCGCCGCTATGAACGATGCGGAAGGATCAATAGATGGCGTAACGAACGCAGCAGGACGGCAAATATTCACTCTCGAAGAATGGGAAAAGGCGCAAGAGGACGCAGTAAAAAAAATTACACAATCCTATGAGCGTTATTACCGTGTAGCGGCAAACGCTTTTAGAACTGTTACCGAAGCCGCCGCCATTTCTGTTACTGAGCTAACCCAAAACTTGCAAGACAATGCCCGCGCTGTAGAGGAATGGAGTAAAAATATTGCTATTCTTGCGGAAAGGGGCGTAAACCAAGGGCTTATACAACAATTGAGGGACGCGGGACCGGAAGCCGCCGCAACCGTTAGGGAGCTTGTAAACGCTTCCGATGAGGAACTGGACGCACTTAATTATGCTTTTGAGGAAAATACCCGTGTAGCCCTTGAAAGTATGCAAAGGGAGCTTGACCCTACAGGCGTTGCACAGTCAGCCGGGGAGCTTATAGACAAAGTAGCGGAAGCTATTTTAACTAACCAAAGCATGGAGGACGCGCTGGCAGACCAAATAAACACAGCCTTTGGGGCTTTGAATAATGCTATAGAGGATATCGACCTTCCCGGCGTTGGGAAAAACACCATAAGGGGATATGTGGACGGTATAGAAAGTATGCAAGGGGACGTAACGCAAGCCGGGGAAGATACCGGGGCTAGTTACCTTGATGGCTTAGAAAGTGAGCTGGAAATAAACTCACCGAGCCGTAAAACTCAAAAAATAGCCGTTTACGCTGGGGAAGGAATGGTAAAAGGCACAAAGGATATAGAACCAAAGGTAGTAGATACTGCAAGGGACTTAGCCCGCGCCTTTATTAATGGCATTGCGGACACCATACAGCAAACGCCGGACATTGATAACGCTGTACGCCGTCAAATTGAGGATATGCGTCAAATTGCAGATATGGCAGTTATGAACGCACACTTTGACAGTATAGGGCATGAAATGGCAAACGGCGTAGCCCGAGGTATTCAAAACGGCAGTGGCATTGTTTCAAACGCCGCCCAAAATATGATTAACAATGCGCTTACAGCTATGAGAGCGGCGGCGGCTATTAACTCACCAAGCCGTAAGTCAATGGAAATAGCCGACCACATAGGCGATGGCTTAATTATTAGCATGAAAGCCAAGGGTAAAGAGCTTGTAGAGGTATGCAAAAAGATAACGGATAACGTCTTAGACAGCCTTTACATTGACCCATCTGGACTTGTTGAAAGCGCGGGAAGCGTTCTGCATAGTATGCAAACCGCTGTACCGGCAATGGAAAACCATATAAGGCAAGCGGCAAGCTCACCGACTTATGCTTCATCAGTCCCAGCCGCGCCGCCAAGTTATACGGTTAACATTCATAATCCTGTAATTCGTGAAGAAAGCGACATAAGAAAACTTGCGAAAGCAGTTAAAAAGGAGCTTTTAGGCGATACAGACGATGAGGGTCGGATAGGGGGTGCTATTTTACAACCATGATAGGGTTTTTTTATGCAGATAATCATAGTAGCGAATTTAATATAGTTGCTATGGAGGACGCATCAAGGGGACTTTTGCCCCATTTACGTCGCAATGACTATGAAATAAGCGGACGGCATGGGACTGTAGACTTTGGTAATGAAACATACGCCACGCGGCAAGTAGAAGTAGACATTTGCTTTATAAGCGTGGACGAGCGTAATTTACAGGAGCTTGCCCGAAAAGTGGCACATTGGTTAAGCGGCAAGGGCTTACTATATTTTGACGATGAGCCGCACCGAGCCTATACCGCCGTTATTTATGAAGCAATAGACACGGATAACAACGCTTATAAATAATGTACTTTTCAAATTCCACCAAATAGGCAATAGAGGAGTATTTACGCCACAAGTTATCAATTATGTTTTGAGCTTCCAAACTGTAAGAAATTGGACTTTAGGACGTTGCGAGTTTAACTATCAGTTTTTGTATAAATGGGAAAGTTCCAACCTTCTTTTTGCCCTCTTTGACATTCCAAAGCCATTTATTGATGAATGGCTTTTTACCTATAACACTACAGTATATCCGTGGGTTATAAACTTAGTCCGGGCGGAAACTGAAATAGGATGCGAAATAAGGCGCAAAAAAAATATGCAGGGAATAACCAAGGATGAGGACGCAAAAAACCTTGTTACTCGGCTTTATCCTTTGGGATATGGAGAGGGTGACAACCAATTAACCATTAGGGACGTTAATAACGGCGTGGAATAGTTAAAGTCAGGACTGTATCGTGGAATAAACACAACCTCTGCACCCCGTTCGTATACAGAATCTAATTCATACTTTTTATGAGCAGAACAACTATAGCACTTCCACTTCGCACTGTGTGCTTCGTGTCAGTGAGGGGGGCGCAATCTCCGCTTGAATTGATACGCAAGCGTGTCAATAACAAGCGGAATTGCTATATCAAGTGCTAAAATATCACCTTTTTTGAGTGTTGGGGCTAAAAAGTTATCTATGTAGCCAATGAATAAATCTCCGTTAAGAGTTCCTTTAAACATCATCGGAACACTCTCTCCATTTAGTC